GCGAAGTTATCTGGAAGCACTACGCCAACAACACAACGGAATATGAAATGCCGGTGCTTTGACGGTACGTCGGTAATTTGGCGATAGATTGATAAAACGCCGATAGCTTCCTACAAGTGGCCGTTAAATCCAAGCAAGGCGTCAAGGCGATCGAGCACCAGCCCGGTCCTCCCAAAAAGACCCGCCAAGGCCGGTCGCTCCACACCCACCTTGGAGCGTCCAGCCGCAACGGCCGCAAAAAGCGGTATCGCGGCCAGGGCAGGTAGCTACAATAGAGAAGTAGCTTCCGGCCGGCCGTGGTTGAAATTTTTGCAGCCTTGGTTGGCTCAGGCGTAACTATCGCCGCCATGGGAGTTGGCGGCGGAATAAAAGGCAACAACGCCAATAGAGAAACGGTCACTCGTCTCACAGTCGCCGTCGAAAATATCGCCGAAAAATTGGAAGAACTCCACGTCGACATCAAAGCTGACCGCCGCGAAATGTTCAACCGCCTCAATGGCCTGGAGCAGCGCGTAACTAAGCTGGAAGCAAAAATTTGAGCCTGGAACGGTGTCTTCCAACGTCGTCAACACCATCGACCTCGGCCAAGGCTTCATCATCGAGCAACTCGAAAACGAGTTCGGCCACATGTATTACCGCATGTGCAAAGGCAGTATTTGCCGTTACGCCGAAGACGAGTACATCGCCTATATGTACGCCGAAAACGCCGGCTGGAACAAGTTCATTTACTGATCCAAAGTTTGATCGCATCTTCCAGATGTGGCTCCCAGAACTCCTGCATCCTGAACCAGTCGAGCCAATCCTCCACCGACCCCTTCCTCATGTTGCAGCTGTAACAGCACGCCACCAGGTTGGAGCGCCTCGTCTTCCCGCCCTTCGACTTGGGGCGTATATGGTCAAGTGTGCCTGATCGCCCGAGTGGTTCTCGGCAATACGCGCACTTATTTCCCCAAAAATTCAAAATGTGTTCCCTAAAACGGGCTTTTGCTTCCCGCTTATTGAAAAATTCCGTGCCATCTATGTGATTGTCCATGCAGGCACACGGTTAAATGAAATGTAGCGATTACTGCACACCCGGCACGTGACACGGCTTACCAAACGCTCTAGACTTACACAAAGCACTTCTCTGCTTCTATGGACTTCATCAATCACCCAGTCTTCTGGATCGTAGTCGCTGCAGCTTCCGAGCTGATCGCCCTGAGCCCCTTAAAGAGCAACAGCATCGTGCAACTGGTGTTCCAGGTTCTGCAACTGCTGAAAGCAAAAAAGCTCTGATCGCCTTCGACAGTGTCGGGTGGAATAAACGTATCGGGCAGTACGCCGAACGGCGAAAAAACGAAGCGTTTACCTCCACCCGCATCGACGAAGCCGAAACCACCTGGCACGCCAGCCAGCCCTCCAATATCCCGCCACCAGTCGTGGTGGATCACCCCATCGACGACACCCTTCAGACTGGAGAGAGCCGTTTACTAGGCGGCGCTCTATCAATCCACGCCCCCTGGAGCCGTGAGCAACCCGATCCGCCTAATTGATCTATTCCGCTACTACAAGGGGCTGCCACATCAAATGGCGGCCATCACTGAGCTGGAATTTGCGATCAACAAGGCGAATCCCCATCTCCTCGGCCGCAACCAGAGCTGGTTCAAAACCTGGAGCGTCTCCGGCAAACAGGCCAACCCCAACGAGCACCAGCGCAACGACGATGCCACCAGCATCAGCCTAAAAGTCCCGTATGAGTACCAGCTAGACAACGGCCCCACCGGCTACCGCGAGTGCTTCAGTTCCAGTTGCGCGATGGTTGCTCGCTACTGGGGCAAGATCAGCGGCGACCACGAATACAACCGAATCCGCCGCCAATTCGGCGACACCACCGACCCCAAAGCCCAAATCCTGGCACTGAAAGCCCTCGGCCTCCGCGCCACCTTTGAGATGGAAGGCACCGTCGAGGACCTGGAAAACGAAATCCGCGCCGGTTTCCCTACCCCCGTCGGTTGGCTCCACAAAGGTTCCGCCTCCCAGCCCACCGGCGGCGGCCACTGGAGCGTCATCACCGGCTTCACGCCAACCCACTTCATCCACAACGACCCCAACGGCCAAGCGGACATCGTGGCCGGCGGTTACAGCAACAACAAGGGCGGCGCCAGCATCGCCTATTCCCGCGCCAACTGGCTAAAACGCTGGCTCGTCGACGGCCCTGACTCGGGCTGGTACCTGAAAATCCGCCCCAACTGACATGCGCCCGATCGAACAGTCCGTCGAGCACCAGCTCACCCAAAACGCCCAAGACCGCTGGCTCCGCCAACGCTACGAAGACAAGGACTGGAACGGCCTCCTCGAAGCCGCCCTTCTCCTCAACACGCTTTACCACATGGAGCGCACCAAGGTGAGCTGGGCTATCCACGAAGCCGCCGACAACCTATCCGACATCTGCGGCTACGACCGCGACTGAGCCAGCCCGCTGTACAGCATGTACATCGGGTGGGACGGCTGATCCCGCCCATCTTCGACGTACATCCGCTCCAGCTCATCCTGGCGCGTTTGCTGCCGGATCACATCCTGCACAGCAACACGGCGCAGGGTGTCAACGCTATCAGTCATCAGCTTTCTGCCTCTGCAGGTGACGTTTTTTAAGTAGCCCCGGACTGGTGTGAGACCGCGCCAGCTCAACCTTGGCTGCCGGCTCGGGCACCTCAATCCGAGACCCTTTGTATCGAAACTTAGCCCAGTGAATTGCATCCTGGAGCGACCGGGCTTTTACTAAGTCCCGCATCGGCCCCTGCCCCGGCAACCACACCAACAACTCGAAATACTGCTCTTGAGGGGTCATATCAGTCTGCGGCGAGCGCCCAACTTTTTGGGTAGTGGGGCTCAGTAACGCTGTGGACACTAGCAAAAGCACCAAGAGATTCAGCGACAATTCGCGCCGCCTCGACAGCCCGCTCATACGTCACCCACGATCCAGCATCCTCCCGATTCGGCGTCAACCCAATCCCATTGCTGGTACGGTCGTACACCGCCGTGACGTACAGATTGTCTGCACACACCACAAACCTGGTCATCGCTTTTCGATGAACTACTGTCACACACTAACCCAAGCCTTCAACAAGCCCCAGACTTATTAACGATTGTGACTGAGTCTTATGAGTCTTGCGATACAACTCCTTCTTCTTGCTTGGAACGCTGCCGCCCTTCCACTCGCCGCTTCACCGACTCCGCCCACGCTGCGTGATCCGCTGCTTCCGCCGCCTTGTACTCCGACGACGGCAGCATCCGCTCCAGCATCGTGTATACCATCTCCCGCATCAGCGACGTGGTGCGCTTGCCTTCTTTCGCCGCCAGCTTTTCGACCAGCGCATAACGATGCCGATCCACCAGCAACTGGCAGTAATACTTCTGTCCGTGCTTCAGCGGCATAACCGACTGTCTACTCTGCTACACAATAGCACTACCATCGGGCTGGAGCATCGACGTACTTGCGCCAGCCATTGGCCTGAGCCATCCGCGCCCCACCCCGCTGCTTGGCACACCCAGCCCGAATCCCCCTCGCCCACTCCAAAAAGGCGGCTGCCCTGTGCAAATCCGCCGTCTTCGCCCGCCGAATCTCGTCATACAACCACTGGAGCACCAGCTCCCTGCCCGTCTTCGGCGTTGGACTCATGAGACTCACCCTGCTACCAATCGCCCTCCTTCGTCAGTCTGACGATCCGCAACCCCGGCCACAACTCCCGAATCGTGTGGTGCGCGTGGGTCATGCTGTCAGCCATGATCGTGGCTTTCTGCACTAACCCGCCCGGCGTACGCAATAACGCCACGTAATTCGTTGGTGCGTACCTCACTTTGCCTCCACCCACGAATCGCCGACCTTAGCCTCGGCCAACGCGGGGACCTCACCCAACCACTCAGCCTCGGCCTCCTCCATGATGGCGGTCAACTGAAGCGCCCAGGTTTCAGCGTGCTCTTCACGAACAAGAAGAATAACTTCGTCATGCACAACGCCGGCTAGGCACACCACTTCTTCACCATCGGCCTTCAGCAATGGCCATAACTTTCCAAGCGTCCGTTTCAGTACAGCAGCACCAGCCCCCTGGATTGGGGTGTTAGATCGAACTGTCAGTGAATTGTGGTCGCCCGGAAGAAACCGCCTGAGCCCGGAATGGCGAATCCTGATCGCGGCATTGTCCTTAGCCGCATCAGCCAATCGAGCATTTTGGCGTTGCCACCCGCTAATTCCTTTATACGCAGCGTGGAACTTTGCTCGGATTTCTGCAGCTTCATCAAGATCCATTTGTATCCCCATTCCTGCTGCATAATTTCGTAATCCTCGGGCTCCCGATCCATACAACAAACCGAAGTTCGCAGATTTACTAACTTGGCGCATATCTTTGGTGACTTGATCTTCAGTAACGCCATAAATCTGCATTGCGGTGAGTGTGTGCAAGTCCATGCCCTGCTGGAACGCTTGGATCATGAGAGGATCTTCGGCCTCGGCGGCTGCCAGCCGTAGCTCCATCTGGGCATAGTCCGCAACTACCAGTTTCCACCCGGCCGGCGCCTGCACACACGCCCTAAACCTTGAATCTCTTGGTATTTGCTGGAGGTTCGGCGTCAGACACGACATGCGCCCAGTATCCGCCCCAAGCTGCATGTAACTGGCACGAATAAACCCGTTCTCGCCCAAATGTTTAAGAAGTGCTTCAACCATTTGACGCCGCTTCTCCACCCGTTTCCACGCCAGGTAATCCGCCACAACTTTGTGGTCCCCGGCATACTCCCGCAACGCCGCCCTGCTGGCACTCGCCTTACCGTCAGATCCCAAGGGCTGCTTACCAAGCAATGCCGTAAACACCGCCAGTAGCTGCTTGGGACTGTTCAGGTTGAAGCCCGCCTCCAGTTTGTTACCGGCCCGCACCGACCCTGTTGCTTTTGTTCTCAAGTTGAGGCTGCCATCCGGGTCCCGAGGTAGCTTGCAATCATCCGGCAACGCGGTGTCCAGTGCCTCGACAAACTCCGCCCCAAGGCGAGCATGATCGTCCTGCAAATCCTGCTGGAGCTTTTCGAGTGAACTGCGATCAAACGGCAGGCCGGTTCGCCAAAGCTGCGCCATCGCCGGCAACGCCTTGCACTCCAGAAACCACGCCCGATGCAGATTGCCCTCAGCCATCCGCTGATTGATCGGCCCATCCAACTGGGTCAACAACTTCACGTCATACGCTGCATACTCCAACTGGCTCGGCGTCAGATCCTGGCTCCAGTCACTCTTCTGCTCCTCTTTGGAGATGTCGAGCTGCAGATACCGTTTGACCACGTGCTGCAGGCCATGCTTCACGTTCGGCAGCCCGTTCGTCAAGATCCTGCTGGCCAGCATGGTGCATAGCACCTCCCCCTCGGGATAAAGCTCGTGCTCCTGCAACCATCCCAGGTCAAACACCGCATTGTGCGCCAGCCAATACCGCTTGACCGCGAAGAACTCCTCCAACTCAACCCAGTGGTGATCTTCGATGTCCCAGCAGTCAATGACGACTGGCTCACGATCCAATGCCGCTAACTGCAATAACCGCAAACCGCCAAATTTCGGCTGGAGCCCAGTCGTCTCACAGTCAAACGCCACCGTCGTGGCATTGAACATCGTGTGCAAATGCTCGATGCCATAAAGAAAACGTGCATTTGCCATCAGCTGTGCATCTCCACGTGCTGAGCGCGCGCAACTTCGTGAGTCTCACTCTGAGACACAGGAGACTCACCGCCACTGTTATCCCAGAGATACTGCGGCGTTGGATCGTATTCGATGCACTCGATGCAACGATCCAGGATCGGCAGAAGCTCGTCCTCGATCACAGCAAACAAATCCATCGGAATATGCGCGTCCTGCATAGGCCGCATTCCGTCGCGCATAACCACGACGTGGAGCCGTCGCTGGAAATCCGCGATCAGCGTAGAAACCTTGTCAAAGTCGTTCATGATGCCTGGTGGGGCGACTACTTCAGTAATGTAGCACAGTAGCCCGGCTAGAGTCGCCGGAACAAGTAACAATCCGTAGCAAAGTCATCACCCGCATCCGGGAAACCGAAATCGCAACCACGCTCACTACGCCAGTGAGCACACGCCACACACAACAACACATCCGTCTGCGCCTGGAGCTTCCCCTCAAGCACAAGCCGTTTGTAGACGTCTTGGTAGCTGTTATTCGCCTTGATGTTGCGGATCGCCTCAGAGGACACCCCAAATCTCCGCGCCAACGCCGCCAACGACTCGGTCGACAACAAAACCTCTTCGACCTCGTTGATCTTGAGCTGGCGCCTAGACGGCTGCTTTGGTAGCAAAGTGCTATCAATTTCAAACCCTGGAGCGGACGGCTCTTCAAACGCCGTCCACCGCTCGCGGCAAGTCAGGCATTTGTACCGACGGCGCCGAACACCATCACTACGCAACCGACTCTCCAGGACATAGACATCATCACTCTGACAACTGGGACAGCTCATCTCCGATCTCGTGGAAGGCTTCAGCAATGGTCTGGTGGTGGAACCCGCAGGCTGCCAGAAACTCGCCAAACACCGATACCACCTCACTGGCGAGGATGCCGCGAGTCTTGACCGACAGCGACGTATTGATCTCTGCGCTTTCGTCGAAGCGCATCATCTCAAACTTGTACTGGTCAGACATCGCGGTACTCCTCTGATTCGAGTTTGGCAACCAGCCGCTCCAAATACCAGCGCGCTTTCCGCGCATCCTGGAGCGCATTTTCCTTCAGCCACAACCGACTGATGTACTTGATGACCTGCCACTGCAGGCCACCAACCACAGCATCTGGCGCAGCCTCGACCCAGTCCTCAATAACGTCGATCACTTCGACGCGCCCCCGCGTGTAGTGCGGGGGCTGATTCACTAGATCGCTCATGCATGGAGCGTCAACGCTGCCGGCTGCTGGAGCTGGACATGCTTCCATGTCTTGCCCCACTTGATGCAGTTGATCGTGGTGAGATGCACCTTGTAGTCCTTGCTAATTGCAGTAGACCCTTCACCCGCCGCCAATCTGCGCTTGATCTCCAATACCTGGTTGGCGTTCAGCGCATTGTGCCCCCTCTTGCGGCGAGACGCACGAGTCTTAACTTGAGACTCCCGTTGCTTACGTGGGGCGGGGGTAGCAGGCTTGCTACTAGCGACCTCGAAGTTGACGGTCTGGGACGACTCCATGATGGAGCGGAGTTCGCCGAGCTGCTCTTCGATGGTCTTGATACTGTCGGAGAGAAGACGGACTTGTGTGTCAGAGAGAATGGTGAGCATAGTGCTGAGAAAAGCGTTGTTAGTGTACTACCCAACAGAGGGTGTGTGGGCATTGTGCGGATGCTGCGCGTGGATTTGCAGCAATGTCGCCGCAGGCAGCTTGAAGATCTCGTGGAACGCCAAGCGTGCCAGCAGCTCGCGGTTGATCGACTCGCTTTCGTCAAAGGCATCGACGAGGCGAGCGATGAGCTGGGCCGCAGTCTGTGGTGCGACCCAGGTTTTATCGCCGGGAATCGGCTCAGTCCCGTAGTGCCAGTCGTCGTAAGACGGTTCGTTCCTAATCGTCCTGGCCGTCATCCTCCCAATTTGAGGCGTCAACGATCTCCCAGTTGGTGATGCGTTCGCTGAACAGTCGTCGGACTCCGGCATCGGTCGCTGGGATTACGTCGTCTTCACAAAGGTAGAAGGAGCCTCGGCACACAGCAGGACCCCACTCGGCCGGCTCTTCATAGCTTTGCTGGTGCGTGATGACCATCTGGTCAACCACGGCCTCGCACTCCACGCGACCACTGGGAAGGAAAGCAAGATCAAGGATTTCAATGATTTCAGACTCCATAGATCGGTTCCTCCTCAGTCTGACCAGCAACGAGGTCATCCATCCACTTGTCCCAGCTCATCTTCAAGAACTGCTCCAAGTCTTCGAGCTGCCGGAGCTGGTGCTCGTCATAGGTCGCCTTGAAGCCAGCTTGTTTGCTGCGCTCGATGGACTGCTCAATGTGATAGATACCCCATTTGACGGCGTAGTACCAGGTGCTTAGATTGCCGTTGGGTAGGTTGGTAGTGGTTGCCATAGTCCTTAGGTAGTAGATGAGTGATGGAGCAGCGAGCTGCCCCCTCGATCACTACCCTTGCACAGAATAATCCACTTGCCTAGTAGGCCAGTTGTAAAACTTCACACTCCCGGCTGTGAAGCCTCCAGTTCGGCGGCGAGCACAGCGGCTGAGCGCAGCATGGTGCTGAGACTCGTGGGACGCATTTCGCGCCAGCAGGCATACCGGATGGCCTGGCGGAATCCCATGGAGACGTTGCCGCCGCCCAGCTTCCTGGCAGCCTCGATCTCCTCGCGGGTCATCCTGATGTTGACCGTAAAGTTCCGCCCCTTGCCCTTGGCGCGGCGATCACTCTTTGTTGCGGGGGATTCCAAGGGCTTCAGGCGGATAGACGGACATGACGGACACGTCGGCTCCTTGGCGCAGAGCCTGCCCGACTGCATAGTGAAAAATCGTGTGGGCGTCGTCGCACTCCATGATCGAGAACTCGTCGACCTCGACCGGCCGGCCCTGCCGAAACCAGCTGGTACGGACCACGGCAAAGATCTCGTCCGGGATAGGACCATTCGTCAGCGCCAGCGTGGGACGCCTGGGCGGTCTCGGCTGTCTCGGTTCAGTCTTGGACTTAGACACCGGATCCCTCCAAAGCAGCCAAGAGGCTGCCCGAAGCAGCCCCAGAAACAGGTTAGGTAGGCGCAGCATCAGCCCCACGCTTCCGCCGAAGCCTGTTTGATGCGGTCCAGCTCGGTTTGCGTGCGCTCTTCCCTTGGGGAGCCATCCAAAACCTGTCCAGTGTGGGCAGATCCGTTGGTACCACTAGGAAAATGAGGTGGACATGCCGGATGGTTGTCCAGTGTGTCCAGTGCCACTGGACAACCACTGGACACCTCAGGGGGTTGTCCACCTGACTTTTCCAGTCCTGGACTGGGTTCTTGGTCCACTGGACAACTATTTACACACATATCACGCGAGAGAACAGCGGAGTAAGTCTTGAAGGACTTGGAACCCTCTCGTCGAACCCCCGAAACCCGGATCAACCCACGCGACGTCAAACGCTGGAGCGCCTTAGTGATCGCCGCCACCTTCCCTCCGCATAAGGGATCGGACGCAAGGTCGCCGAAAGTCAACTCACGGGGGTAAGCCACGCGGATGCGGTGGAGAACCTTGTCCACAATCGAAGCCGGATTGGTGCTGTCCTGATCAATCTCGACATAGTCCATCAGCGAGAACGTCAGATCGCCTTCGAGCTTCATGAGCAGCTTGCTGCCATCTCGCCCAGCCCTGGACTTCTCGACGGTGATCAGACGGGCGTTGTAGCCCACCTGCTCCAGCTGGCGCTTATCCGGTCTCCGCAGCCCCCAGACCTCGTCTACGGCGTCCCTGATGGCCGTAGAGCCCCTAAACCCGCCGGTCTTGTTGGCGTGATGGATCAATAGGATCGTGCAGGCCGGGAAAAGCCTCCCGTTGTTGTTGGCCAGCCAGTAGATCGGGCTGGCAAACTCCTTCTTGTTCTCGTCAAACGCCGATCCCCTGCTGCAGCCGGTGATCGAATCGATGATCACCAGCTTCGGTCGGTGCTTCTCGATCAGCTTGGTAAACCGGAAGTACCAGTTCAGGTCCCATCCCATCACCACCGTGACCGGATCCGATGCCTGGAACTCCAGATCCCGCAACTGCTGCTGGACCTGCACTTCGCTCTGGTCGCCGTTGAGGATCAGTACCGGCCCCGCTTCAACTGGAACCAGATCGCCCCGCACTGAGAACGGCAACCCCCGTGCCACATGCTTTGCGATGGTCCAGGCCGACATCGATTTGCCATCACCACCAGCCCCATGGATCATTACGGTCCCTGGGCAAGGCAACAGATCCGGGATCAGGTACTCAAACTTCAGATCCTTCTGGAGCAGCCGGCTCATGGCCATCTCATCGTCCTGCTGCTCGAACTGCATCTGGGCGATGAGAAGTCGCTCCAGAGCCCCAGCATCGCGATATCCCGCTTCCAAGGCCAGCACATTCATCATGTGCGCCGATTCGGCCGGGTTTTGAATCTGTTGGATCTCCTTCGCCCGTCGCACCACTTCGGCGTACGAGATCACAACCTGCCGAATCCTGGTGACGCTGTCAGCCTCAACATCGGCCACCACCTTCCGCAAGTCCTCGCTCAGCCACAGCCGTCCCGGCAGCTGCTCATCTGCCAGCCAGAACAGCGTTCCCAGGCTGACCGGCCCCTTCCTGAACGACTTCCAAACCTCTTCACAGGGGTTGGTGTCCGCCCACTCATCGCTGTACTCAGGGTCTTCTGCCGACCACGCCGACCACAACGTCAGACCAAGGTCATCCGGCAACTCCGAATGGATCGCCATACCAACCTTGACCCAGTGATCCCGGCTACCAGCGCCCTGCCCAGGGATGACCCGCAACGCCGACTGAATGATCTCCGCCACCTCTTCCTTGGAACGATCCGAGAAATCGAGCGCCTTACGGTTTTTGATGAACCCACCATCAGCGATCTCCTTACCAGCCGCCTCCTTCATTTCGGCGATCAACCACGCAGGGGCCTCTGGAATCGCCTCCAGGTCGCCTTCAAACCCGTAATGACCCTCTGCCCCCTTCCCATCGCTGGAGCCCGGATAAGCGCCATACAGGAGCCCTTGACGGCCCCACAGCACCTCATACCCAGCCCTGGTATCCGACAATCCAAAGCCCTTCACCTCGCTCCACAGCGCCTCAGGCACCGTGAACAGGTATTTCGCCGCATTGGCCTTGGTGCTGGTGACTTTCGGCGCCCCCTCAAGGCTGGAGCCCCACTTCTTGGCCAACCTCGACAGATTCTTGTCGACGTCAAGAATCACCAGGCCATGGCTACGCGGCCCGGTAAACACCCCAACAGCCTGGAACACCTCAGGCTTGCGCTCGATCTGCAACGCCACATCAGCCGGCGTCATCACCGAATGATGACTGCGCTCAATCGGCGTCTTGCCTTTTGAAATTTTCCCGGACTGGAGTTCCTTGCCTTTGGCGTAGATCGGCGCATAGGCAAAGCCCACCGGAAGCTGCCTGACAAACGCCAGCAGCTCTTGAGTCTCATGAGACACGTGCTAAACTCCTACAGTGAAAGTACGTTCCGTTCCCAGGGTTGCTGCCCCTGGGACGTTTTTTCACTCTAGACACACGGTCAACCCCGTGCTAATGTGTTACACGTTGCCGGAAACGGCGACCATCCAACCCACTAAACAGCATCATGGGATTTCTTTCAAAGCAAGCCTCAGCCGCAGTTACCAGCAGTGGTTCAGGCGGTGGCTACCTCCAACTGTCCAAGCTCGCCGACGGCGGTTCGGTCCGCTTCGCCCTGCTCTCCGACGAACCCCTTGAGGGCTTCGAGGTCTGGGGCACCAGCGCCGGCGCCCCCCCCAAGCCCTTCCGCTTCCCCGAAGAGCCTACCCCCGAGGACGTTGCCGTGGAACTCGGCGACTTCGAGCCCCGCGAAGGCCGTGGCGGCCCTGGCACGGTTGATGTGAAGTTTTTCATCGCCGTCCCGGTTTACAACTACGAGTCCGGCAAGGTCCAAGTCCTGCAGATCACCCAGAAGTCCATCCTCAAGGAGATCGACCAAATCTCCCAAATGGAGGACTACGAAGATCTGCTGGCAGTTGACTTCACTATCAGCAAAAAGGGCAGCGGCCTCACCACCGAGTACAACGTCCGTCCCGTCCCTCGCAAGAAGGGCAGCCAAGAGCACGTAGACGCCGCCTGGCTCGAAGCCAAATCCGAAGGCTTCGACATTTCACGCCTGATGAACGGCGGTAACCCCTTCAAGGCGGTGTGAGATGCAGTTTGACTTACTCGGAAAGAACTGCGGAGACTGCATCTTTTGGCGTTGCTTTGATGAATCAAATCAGCGAGGCGAATGTCGTAGACATGCTCCGCATCCTGTGGATACACCGTCTTGTCGCTCTGATAGACCAGTCAGATTTGTCTCTCAATGGCCTGTGACTTTTGCCACCCATTGGTGCGGCGAGTGGGACTACAAAACACTTAGATAAACATTAACCATCCCCGGCACCAGCTCCCCCACGCGCTGGATAAGACCGGGGCTTCATACCTGGGGCAAAGCAGAGGCGTAATGAGCCTCGTACCCGCGTTGCCGAAACACGCTTTCCACTGCTGGGACCAAGCGGTGGGTGACAGAAAGCCTCTGTTTCAGGAAGGTTCCCATCGAGGAGAACGAGTGGCTCCAGCCTGTACGAGGTCACATTCACTCGTTCTAAACACGGCGCTTGTAAGTCCCCCATCCCCTTTTTCATGGTATATTCATAGTGGGACAAACTATTCAAATGCCTTCCAATACGCAAGACACCTTAGCTGGCCTAAGGAAATGGCGACTGGAACGCGACGACACAGGCCCCCACCGGGTCTACCGCGACGGCAAAGGCAACGTTTATACCTCTGTTACACACATCCTCAAAGAGACCAGTGACCAAACCGGGCTGGTACGTTGGCAGGAAAGGCTTGGCGCCGTAGAGGCCAACAATCAGCGGAATGTGGCTGCCACACGCGGCAACATGGCCCACTCACAGGCCGAGTATCTCCTAAAGACTGCCCAGCAGCTGGCACGCTCCACCGCCAACAAACGCAACGCCATTCACTGGGACGATCAAGCCCTGGCTCGTATCCCCCCGAAGATCACGCAGTGGGCTCTAACCAAGGTCCGCCCCAATGTTCCCCGTGTTGGCTGGAGCGCCTCAGGCTACGCACGCGGCCTCAGCGACTGGATCGCCGAAAACGTCACGGAAATCTTCGCCTCGGAATTTTCCATTCACCACCCCGCCGGCTTTGCTGGAACGTGTGACGGCCTGGTATGCCTCAAGGGCCATTCAGGCATCATCGTTGCCGACTGGAAGACCACGGTCAACCGCAAAGAACTGGATCCCGGCCATTCATACATCCACCAGCTTGGAGCGTACAGCCTGGGACTCCAGCACCTCACCGGCATCCGCCCAGCCGGCGGCATTGTTGTACTGGCACGCCGTTGCGGCCCACCCCAAACCCATTCATTAACGCAGGATGAACTGGTGTATGCAGAAGACGCATAC